TGCGGGAGTAAAGATTTCCCGTATAATATTTAATGTTTTAGACATATTCATCTCTCATTATTTTTGATAATTGAATAGCTCGATTGCCTACCTGAGTAGCCCATCTGGAATCCAACATCTCAGCAGCTGCTCTAGTGTAATCTGAGTTACCTAAGGCCGCGTGCATGCGTTTAAATTTCAGTAACCCTGTCGCACCTAAGTTAACATACATGTCAACCAGCACGCTCTTACGAGCTACTGAGAGAGTTTTATAGTAAGGTAGAGACACCGAGCACCAGTTAGTGGCTTCATCGATGTCATTCCTTAATAAATACTCTGCTTCCTTTTGTGTGAGTCCTCTGGATTCTAAGTTCCTTCCATAACCCACAGTTTTAACTCCCAGTTTACATTCGTAAACATACTGAGAGTAGCCTTCGTGTACTTTTAGTAACTCTAAAGCTAATTTCTTTTCCATAGTATTATCCTCCGTCGTCTTCTTCTTCTTCGTCTTCTGCAATTCCAACAGTGACTGTAAGAGTGTAGTAATCATTGACCGTAACATTGAAAGTATCATCATTACCATCAGCTCCATTGTATGTAAAAGTTATACTCTTTTTGTCAGTAGCAGCCGAAGACGTTGTATCTGTTCCAGATAAATCAAAGGCTAAGCCGACTGGTTGGTTAAAATGTATAGTAACTGAAACGTCATCGACGCTCCCGTAAGTAGATACAAAACTGGTAGGGTTAGCTGAAGTTCCGACAAACATATCAGCGTTGAATATATGCCTTAAAGTCCCACCGTCATGGACACGGACATCACTTATTTGTCTAAGTGTGCCCGCATCATTTACATATACTTTTCTTACTGTTCTTATCTGACCTTCGTCATTAACTTGTAACATAAGTACTCCTTAATATGTGTAAAAGACATGTCCATGAGCTGTCGCTCCGACTCCTGTAGGTGCTGTGTTACTTATTGTACTAGCAGCGCTACCTAAAGAGATCGAGCGAGCCCCGTTGTTCACGGTTGTTGATAAGGTTACAGCCTCGTCTTCCATAGTTGTTCCTACGTCCTGAGTGATTACTGAGGATATAGTGTGAACTCCAGTAGCTAGAGTAGTCGTAAAACTACCACTAAGAACTACCTGAGGACATGAAGAGTAATAGTTACCTACTTGTCCGAATTCTGTTAAGAATGAATAGTAAGCAGTGTTAACTCTAAACTGTGTGGACGATGGTGCTGTATTATAAGCGGCTGTGTATGTGTCTGTTCCTAAAGTTGTAGAACCTACTTTAACGGCAGCTGATACCTGAGATACCTGAGCAGCCTGAGCGGCAGCAGCAGTAGCTCCTGTGACTGATTCACCCATAACTGTAAAACTATAGTTTATAGTTACTGGTTGAGATTCAAGCATAGTAATAGTATGCACATTATCGTTGTTACCAATCTGGTCAAACGATGTAGTTGATACAGCAGATATAGCATCTTCTAATATTTGAGACTTAGCAGCTGGAGTAAATCCAGAGTTAGAGTCAAACATAACAGAACCATTAGCATCTGATATTGTTATAGCACTAGCCACAACTCCACCATTTTTATCAACAGAAAAGTTTGCAGTAGCTCCTGTAGAAGCTCCAGACCATATTCTATACTCATCAGCAGCATTTCCAGATAGAGCAGCTGTTTCAGTACCACTACCGACAACTATGTCTGAGGTTGCCGTAATAGTATCTCCATCAAGCGTTCCTGTAGATATACGACCACCATCAATAACGGTTGTACCTGTAGCAGATAAATCGTCTTCTGTTAGTGGCACGGCTGTTAGTCTATTTAGATCAATAGTTCCTGTAGTAATCCTAGAGCCATCAATAGCTGTAGTGTCAGCAGCAATAGCAGCAGTAACTTCAGCGGCTGTTTGTTTAGTAGCAGCAAGAGCAGCAGCAGCGTCAGCAGTAGCTTGAGCAGCATCTGCAGCATCTTGAGCATCTTGAACAGCTTGAGAGTCCCCAGCAGCGTCTGCGGTTGCCTGAGCGGCATCAGCAGCAGCCTGAGCTGTAGCAGCATCAGCAACAGCTGTAGCAGCAGCCGAAGCAGCAGCAGTAGCGTTAGCTTGGGCTGTACTTAGATCAGTAGTTATAGTACTTATAACACTAGTTTGTAGCGGTATATTAATTGTTGTTGTAACTTCGTCAGCTTGTTTACCAATTATATCTCTATAATAAACAGATACATCATAATCCTCATCATCATTAATTCCTAGAATATCGTAAGCTACATCTCCTCTAGGCAATACTGACCAGATATAATCTGTGTCTGTTTGCTTTTTGTAACCAACAAAAATTCTATCAACTGAATTAGACTCATTGATAATAGTATCCCAAGCAACTCTGATTCCTGATATTACAGTACCGTCATTTTTAGTATTAGTTAAAACACTAGCAGACAAATTCTGTACTGAGTCTGGAGTTAAGAATGGATTAATATACTCATAGGGTGCATCGGGTTCAGCGTCAGTAACGCCCCATTGATAAACACTCGAATCATATTCCTGAGCTTTTATATTTACAGTTAGATCACCATTAATAGTTATCTCTCTTACTCTAAATTCTTTATTAGTCCAATTAGGTGAAGCATGAGTTAACTGAATGATGTCTCCAGATTCTAAAGTCATAGCTTCTGGTTGTGCTTTAAATCCTATGAACATTTGAGTTCTAGAATCTTTAACAATAAACTCAGCTAAATCTCTAGCTTGATAAAAGTCTGTGACTCCTTCTAGTTTAATCTCTTGGTGTAAATCTTCTGATTGATCTTCTGAATACCAGTTAGTATATTGAAGAGAAGACTTATCTGGATAAGCTATTATATCTTCTTCAAATTGTTTGTTCCTATTAGGAAATTTAATAGTAACTCTGTTTAATCTTTTTGATCTATCTGCAAAAGATATATCTAGATTACCTAGTATATTTTCGTCATCAAATGACTTAACACTAGTCGCAGTGTCTTCTAATATTAGCTTATATTTACCCTGTGAAAAAGGTAAAGTACCTTTCATAGTTTTAAGAATCTTTTCTACGTTAGTAGCTGTAGTATCTTTTGGTTCTAATATTAAATCACATTGGAAACGTTTTTGGCTTGTAGTTGTAGAGCCTCCAGTGTTTGACTGCCAGTCCCTATAATCAGTGAACTCGTCTCCATCTGGTATCTCTAGAACTTCTCCAGTTCTTGGATCATATCTATATACGATAGCTCCCGTGTTGTTATAAGCAGCTGAAGTAACTGTAACTGTTGAGTCACATGCTGTAGCTGCATCTATAAAAGTCTGAATATCTAAATCATCTTCTGATAAACCTTTACCATAATCAGCCATTAGATAATCTAAAAGACATAACGCGGGGTTATTAGACCAAGATTTAATAGAGCTATCATTGGGATGAGTAGCGGGATTCCATACTTTAATTCCTCTAATTGTAGCTGTTACATTAGGTTCACCTTGATATTGAATATCAGTGTCTCTAAGTAAAAATCTATTCCACGAATAAGCTACACCTTTACCACGCATGCTAGAAGTCACCTCTGAATGTCCAGAGACTAAATTAGCGGGTGCTGTTTGTGTTTGTGATCCATAATAAGAAACTGATCTGTACATAGGATGTGAACGACCTATAAATCTTTCGTGGGTATGTTCGTCACCGTCAATGTGAAAAGTTTCTATAGCATCTATCTCACCCTGACACCAGACGTCTAGTCTATGTAGCCAGTCTTTACTATCCCTAGTTCCTCCATGAGAATTATCTTTAGATGTTTGGTTTACTAATTTATTATAACCAGTGGTGTTGGTGAGTTTTAGTCCATCTCTTGTTGAGCCTTTCCATACCTTAATGGCACCTACTCTACGTCTACCATAAATCATCCTAAGACCTTCAGTAGCTCCAGTCTTATTTACGAAGAGTCCAGAGTTTTCACTCTGTGCATCTTCCATTTGTTTTTTCTGATAGTATGCTGAGCCTACTAAAGAGGCAACAGCAGCTATTATATAACCCCATATCATAGAGTTCTCCTTTATTTACCCCAGCCGATATTCTGCACGTCTGTATGTGCATACTTGAAAAAGTCGTCGCCTGAGTGTGTTTGTTGATGTGTAGTGTCATTAGTGTAGTTACCAGACTTCTGATTGTAACTTGCCCAGTGACTAGTAATCTTTAGACTAAGATTAGAGCTTGTTTTTGTTTCTTGCACGCCCCAAGTATCCAGAGTTCCTTTGTAAAGTAGTATAGGATCGCCCTGTACAACGTTATTTAAAAGAATAACTAAATATATATTTGCAGCGTAACCTCTAAAAGAAGTAGTCATGTAAGCATTAGCGATAGTAGTAGAGACATTTGAGAGGTCAAGATTATAAGTCCCAACCTTCATATTATGATCCTTCTTTACGTCTGAGAATTTCATTAATAGACCATTACTAGAATATGTGTTCCCATTAACAGATAAGTCTGTAGAATGATTTGTGTAATATAATCCAGATGGAAGATCACATAAGTAAGCATACTCAAAACTCTCATCTTGTATAGCGTTTGCTGTGTCGTTATGTAATGTAAGCATTTTAAATCCTTTCGACAATATCGATTTCTATTCTAACAGTTCCATCATTTCCATAAGAAACAACTTGAACGTCAGAGGTTAAGGAAGCTCTCATGTAGACTGTATCAGTAACAACGTTACCACCAGTAACTAAAGTATCTGGTATTGTGTCTACTCCGTTTGAAGCAACCATGTATAATTTTGTGTGATTATCGTAATTAACGTATTCACCTTTTGAACCCTCAGAACCTGAGAGTGTTGGAATCCTTACATAGAAGATTCCGTTCTGACCATCTTGTTCATTTAGAAATGAAATGATCTCACCAAATTCCTGCTTTTGCATTGGTGGAAAAACTAAAGTACCTTCGAATCTTTGACCACCTACTTTTCTAGTAAGTATCTTTCCTGACAATGATTCTGACCTTAGTGTGTTAGTCTTGCTTCTCAGTTCATAAGAGACTGGAGCTGGGC